CCGTTGCGCGTCGAGGGTCGTCTTATAGGGCATCCTGACGGAGCGCGTCAAGGCCTCATTTTGCGCCCGGCTGGACGCCATCTCGCCACACGGTCCCGTCCTCCAGCCGATACTCGACCCAGTCCTCGCCCGCATTGATCTGCTCGCCCGGCACGAGCGCCGGGACGAACAGGTGCGCCGGGCACCCGGCGAGCTGGTCATCGAGCGCGAGGATCTTGTTGAAGCGCTCGCAGCGCCACTGGCCGCCTTCGTCCGGCGTCGAGTGCAGGCACGTCCGGCAACCCGACAGGGCCTTGACCGATGACGCGATCTTGCGGTCGTGGCAGATGGACCAGTGATCGCACCATCGACATTGATACCACGACGGGTCGCTGCTGATGGGCGGCGCGGGCTGCGTCGCGACGATGACGCGACGCGCCTTCGCGACAAGCCGCAGCGCGACATCCGCGTCGTACTCGGTGCGGCACGAGATCACGTCGCGCACGCCGGGCGAACAGACCGTCAGGTAGTGCCGCGTGACGCCGAGATAGTGCATGTAGAGCTGCGCCTGCGCGTAGTAGACCGCGTCCCACTTCGCGAGCGCGTTCTTCTCGCCGAGGCTTGCCTTGAGCTTCGCAAGTTCATCGACCTTCTTCTGATCGACGACCTTGTTCTCCCAAACGTGTTTCGCTCTCGGCGCTTGCAGCAAGCCGGTGATCAGCCCGTCGAGGTGACCGCGAAAGTGACCGCCGATATCGACGAAGCCGATCTGCCTGCCGTCGTCCTCCTCGTGCGTCACGAGCTTGACGCCCGGCACGAGGCGCAAGCGCTCCGCCATGAGCGCCTCGCCGCGATGACCGTCCTCGATGCGACGCAGGCCGCGCGCGTCGATGTTGCGGACGCTCGCCATGCGAAAGTCGAGCCACGACTTGCGCTCGCACTCGTGGCCGATGCCGCTCGCGCCGAGGTAGCCGCGTGGCTTCTTCTCGCTTTCGATCCTCTCAAGCTCGCGGCTGATCGCGTCGAGCGTAGGATCGGAGATCTCGTTCAGCTTCGCCATTGCATTGCCCTCGGTTTGAATTTCACGTCCTCGAAGCGCGCGTCGCCGATCAGCGCCGCGAATTGCTCATCCGACGTGCGCGCGCGCTGCCGCCAGTCGGCCTGCTCGTTCAGGAAATCAGTGTCTTTCGGCCTGCCGACGCCAACTAGCGGGCGTTCGGTGCGCGCCCACGATGCATTCGTCGAACCGTAGCGCTCGCACACGAGCCAGCCGTTGCGGCGCGCTCCAGACAACGCTCTAAGCACTTGTTTCGCAGCGAAGCCGCGCCCAGCCATGAACGCCTTGATCTCCGCCGTCGTCGAGTACCCTTCCTCGACGACCTCGGTGACCTCGCGCGTGAGGCTGGCCTCGGACGGCGGAGCGTTTACACGCTCCGCCTCCGCCGAGGTCACCGCTTCGCGCGTTCCCACGGCTTGCCCTTCGGCGCGCCCGTGGACGTGCGCAACGTGTCGATGACGGACGTGCTCGCGGCCTGAGCCGCGCGCGCGGGCGGAGCCGCCTGATCAGGGTTCTCCGCCTTGTAGCTCCATGCGTTCTGGAGTTCCCCGCTCTGCTTGCTTTTCGTCATGCGCGCGTGCGCGATGAACGGGATCATGTGCAGCTCTTCGCTGTCCTCGATGGTCGGCTTGCCGACAGCGACGCAGATGGCCTTGAGCGTGCGCTGCGCTATCTCGACCGTCGTCTGGTTCGCGTTCCAGAGGTTGAGGCGATCCCAGATGCGCCGCCCCGCGTACTCGCCGTCGCGGATGACCATCTCCAGCCAAAGGTACTGGCCGTCGCCGCTCTTCGTCGCGCGCAGCTCGCTCGCGACGATCTCGACCGGGTAGTCGCCGACCGGCAGCGGCGCGAAGTCGCTGTCCGCGACGGTGGAGGTGTCGAACCTCTGTCCGAGGTTTGCCATTTGATTTCCCTTTCGTTCAGTTGAAGCGGAGCCGGGACGATCCCGGCCCCGCCAGTTGCAGCGTCAGCTCCGCGCGCGGCGCTTGCCGCGCTTGAGGATGACGCGCTCGACCTTGCGCTCGCGGTCCTCGGTGATCGCGTCCATCGCGTCGTTCGCGCTGGTGTAGAGCGCGACATGCGACAGCTCGCCCTGATAGACGAGGAACACGACCGGCTCCTTGACCTCGGTCTTCGGCTTCGCCTTCGACTTCGACTTCTTCTCGCTCTCGTCGCTCATGCTGGTCCCTTTCGGTTCGCGACGGCGTCACGCCGTCGCCTTGTTGCCGCGCTTCGCAGCCGACTTCGGCTGCGCCTCCTGAGCCTGCGGCGTCTGCTCAGTTTCCTCAGCAGGAGCAGCATCCTCGCCGCCCTGCGCCTTGTCGAGGCGACCCGCGAAGGTCGCCCAGTCCATCGGACAGTCCGCGCCGATCCGCCAGCGGCTCTTCGCGGTGAACGCGGGCCGCTCCTCGATGTAGAGCGTGCGCGTGCCGCTACCGACGCCCTTCGCGACCTTCCGATTGAAACCCGCGTCGATCTGCTTCGTCGCGACGCGGAAATTCGCGAACGCGACAACATCGCTCCACTCGCAGAGCGTCGCGCTCGCGACCTTGTGGAGATCGGGCGAGTAGCGGTCATACCCATCGACCAGAGGGTCCTCGAACCGCTTGATCTGCGCGTGGCCGATCAGCACGACCGACATGCCGCGCTCGTTACGCAGCAGGTCGAGGCCTTCGAGGAGCGTCGCCCAGCGCGAGGCCGCGAAAACGTAGCCCTTGCCGTAGCCGATGTCCTCGATGCTGCCGACCTTCTGCTCCTGCGCGACATCCTTGAAGATGAGCTGTTCCAGCCAGTCCACGCTGTCGATGCAGACGGTCTTGAACTGGTGATCCTCCTCGTAGAGCGAGCCGATGGCCGACATCACGTCGTCGAAGCTGCGCGCGAGCGGGAAGGCCTGCACGTCGAGCGCATCCAAGCCGTCCTCGGTCTGGATGAAGACCGGGTTCGGCGCGGCGGCGGCGAAGGTGGACTTGCCGACGCCGTGGATGCCGTAGACGAAAACGCGCGGAGGGCGGCGCACCGAAGTGCGCCGCAGCGAAGCGAGGGAGATTGCCATGATGAGTTCCTCTCAGATCTTGCGGGCGAGCGTGACGCTCGTCTTCGCGGGGGCGGTCGTGATGTGCTTCGCGATTTTCGCGAACAGCTCCGGCTCGTTGTTGCTGAGGTACTTGAGCGCCGTCTGCGAGACCTTGACCTCGGTGTCGTAGGGCCGGAGATCGACGGGCAACGACTTGCAGGAGGCGACGAAGTCGTCGATGTCATCGATCTTGCGATTGAGCTTCGCGACGACGGCGACCTTGTAGTCGCCGATCTCGTAGGAGGTGCCGCCCTCGACCTTGTCGAAGTCGAGAGCCTTGATCAGCTCCTCTTCGAGAGCGACGCGCTTGATGTTCGCGTCGTTCTCCGCCCGCTTGGCGGCGGCGATCTCCGCGACGATCTCCTCGGGGCCGCGAGCCTTCGCGGCGGACTTGGTGTTGCGAGCCATTGTGATGTTCCCTTTCGTTTCGTTTCGTTCCGCTGTCGGACAACCCGACCGCTCCACTCACGGTGCGCCTTCTAGACGCAGCCCCGAGGAATGTCAAACACTTTTCTTTGATGCCGCAACATCGCCCCGTTGCCACGCGCGGCGCGCTTGTTTAGAGCGAGACGCATGAAGCTCACGGATTGGTTCATGCGAACCGGCACGAGGCGCGTGGCGTTCGCGCGCGACCTCGGCGTATCCCCTGCCATTGTCACCTACTGGTGCAACGGAAAGCGCGCGCCGCGCGCGCATCACGCCTTCCTGATCGAGCGCGAGACAGGCGGCGCGGTGACCGCGAGGTCGTTCTGGATGAAAGCGTGCTCGCCGCGCGACTGGCGCTGCCGCGTGCGACGCGAGATGTATCTCGCGGGCAAGGACACCGCGTGGCTGGCGTCGCGGCTCAAGCTGCCGTACAGCACGACGGCGGCGGCGCTCGATCCGAAGCGTCGCTGCTCGATCTACCTCGCGCGGCGCATCGTGCGGATCATGCGCCTCGACCGCGAGATCAAGCTGGACGCCGTGCGATGACACTGATCTTCACGCTGCCGGGCGAGCCGGTCGGGAAAGCGCGCGCGCGTTTCAGTCGCATCAGCGGCACCGCGTACACGCCCGCGAAAACGCGCAAGTACGAAGATGCGATCCGCACGCTCGCGCGCTCCGAGATGGGAACGCTCAACCCGCTGAGTGGCCCGGTGCGCGTCACGCTGCGCGCGGTCTTCTCGCCGCCCGCGTCGTGGCCTGAGAAGAAGAAGGCCGCCGCGCTGCGCGGCGAGATCAGGCCGACGAAGCGCCCTGACCTCGACAACATTGAGAAGGCGTGGCTCGACGGCCTCAACGGCATCGCCTACCTCGACGACGCTCAGGTCGTCGAGAAGACCGGTCAGAAGGCCTACGGCCCGCAAGCCCTCGTCGTCGTGTCGGTCGAGCCGATCTTGTGATCGGCCTCGTCGCGAGCGTGCTGGCATCGGTCATCGCGCTCGTCTCCGTCGAGCTGCTGCGGCACTGGCGTCTCCACGTTTCAACGCGCGACTGCGTGCCGCAGCGCCACGACATCTGGATGTCGATCTGGAGCACGGGGCTGGTCGTTGACATGATTACACCGCAGGGCGTTATAGTGCGCCTCGCAAACGAACGCAGCCCGCGCTACCTGTCACGCGCCGAGTGGATCGACCTGATCCGCCGCGAGTGGCTTGTGCGCTACGAGGATCCCTCTCCATGCAGTCACCGTTCTCGCAATCTGCCCAGCGACTGATCGAGCTGGGCTACAGCGTCGTTCCCGTCGTGCCGGGTGAGAAGCGCCCCGGCCAGTTTCTGCGCGGCGAGTGGCGGGGCATGCCGAACTGGCAGCGCTTCTGCGAGCGCGCGCCGACGACGTTCGAGGTGTCGCTCTGGGAAGGATGGCCTGACGCTGGCATATGCGTCGCGCTCGGCAAGGCGTCGAACCTGATCGCCATCGACTTCGACTACGGCCCCGACGAGTTGCGCGCCGCGCTCGAAGCGCTGATCCCGCCGTCGCCTGTTCGCAAGCGCGGCGCGAAGGGCTACACCGCGTTCTATCGCGGGAGCGTCGAGCTGCCGTCGAGGAAGTGGAATGTCGGCAGGCAGTCGGTCATCGAGGTGCTCGCGCACGGGCGGCAGACAGTGCTGCCGCCGACGATCCATCCCGATGGCATGCCGTACTCGTGGATCACGCAGGACACGCTCGAAGACATGAGCGCGCGCGAGCTGCCCGAGTTGCCTGCCGACCTCATCGCGCAGATCGAGCGCGTCGTCGCGCCATACCAGACCGAGGAAGACCGCGAGCCGACGAAGCGCGTCATCGTCGATGGAGCGAGCGACAGCATCTGGCGCGAGATCAACGACCGCGCGATGGCTGACTTCGGCTCGTGGGTGCCGGAGCTGTTCCCGATGGCGAAGGTCCGCACCGATGGCAGCTATCGCGTGATCGCGCACTGGCGCAACTGCGAGCGCGCGAACGTGTCGATCCATCCCGAGGGCATCACCGACTGGGGCGAGGGCAAGAATTACACGCCGCTCGACATGGTGATGGCGGCCTCTGGCAGCGACCTCGAAACAGCGACGCAGTGGCTGCGCGCGCGCGTCGGCGTCCCCGAGGTCGCGCCGGTCGAGCTGAAGCAGCGCGCCGTCGTCGTCGTCGAGGCCGCGCCGGTCGTCGAGGCCGAGCCGGTCGCCGAGGCGCAAGTGTCGGCAGGCTTCTTCGACCTCGGCGGCACGATGCAGATGCTCTTCGACGTGATCGTCGCGTCCTCGCGTCGCCCGCAGCCGATCCTCGCGGTCGGCGCGTGCATCGCCGCCATCGGCGCGCTCGCGGGGCGACGTTACGGCACGCCGACCGGGCTGCGCTCGAACGTCTACGTCGTCGGCATCGCCGACAGCGGCGCGGGCAAGAACGCGGCGCGCGGCGTGATCAACCGCGCGTTCACCGCCGCTGGCCTCAGCGGCTACCTCGGCGGCAACAAGATCGCGTCCGGCTCGGGCTTGCTCTCGGCGGTGTTCCGTCACCCCGCGATCCTGTTTCAGCAGGACGAGTTCGGCATGTTCCTGTCGGCAGTCGCGGATCGCAAGCGCTCGCCCAAGCATCTCACAGAGATCATCGATCACCTGACCGAGTTGTACACGAGCGCTGATGGCGTGTTCCTCGGCGCGGAGTACGCGGACCAGAAGGAGCGCCCGCGTCGCGACATCATCCAGCCGTGTGTGTGCCTGCATGCAACGACGACGCCCGGTCACTTCTGGAACGCGCTGCAAAGCGCGAACGCATCGGATGGATCGCTCGCTCGCTTCCTGCTCTTCGAGACCGAGGAGAGCTATCCCGAGGCTCAGGAGGTCGATGGCTACGCGCCGATCCCGGCGGCGCTCATCGAGGCGCTCCGCACCATCGCGTGGCCCGCAGGCGTCGAGCGCGGCAACCTCTCCCAGCTCATGCAGCCGGGCGACGTGCCGCCCGCGCATATCGAGGTCGTGCCGTTCAGCGACGAGGCGAGCGATGCGATGCGCGCGCTCGAAGGCGAGATCTTCACGCGGCTGCGCGACCTTCGCGGCACGGCGTACACGAGCGTGCTCGCGCGTCAGTGGGAGCACGTCGCGCGCGTCGCGATGATCCGCGCGGTGTCGCGCAATCCGATCACGCCCGGCGTCGTTCTCGAAGATGTTCGATGGGCCGACGCCGTCGTGCAGCGCTCGATCAACCTGTTGTGCGATGGCATCGAGCGTCACGTCGCGGACAATGCCGAGGAGAGCAAGGTGAAGCGCACGCTGGAGATCGTGCGCGCCGCTGGCGAGGCGGGGATCTCGAAGAGCGACCTGATTCGCCGCACGCATTTCCTCGGGCGCGACCGCGACAGCATCCTGAAGTCGCTCGTCGAGAGCGGTGAGCTGACCAGCACGATCAGGGCTGGCGTGACGAAGCCAACGACGATCTACCGCGCGACAGGTTGACCGCGCAGAACCGATGCCCTAGTGTCGCGCCCCCGCAATCGAGGAGGATCACAATGCCGAAGGTCATCAAGTCCATGTCCCGCGCCGAGTTTCGTCGGCGCATCGAGAACCTGTATGGCGCGGACACCGCGCAGACGCGCTTCGCCGAGGCCGCGCGGATCCATCCGCGCACCGTGCGCCGCTGGGTCCAGCCGGACGGCATCCCGGTGCCGGGCTACGCTCGCACCATCGTCGAGCTGCTGGAGCGCGTCGCGAAACAGGGCGCTTGACGCATCCGTCAGGATGCCCTATAAGACGATCTGCCGCCGGGGACTGGCCCCGGCGGCGACAACCGGGAGAGACCCGATGCACGAGTTCGAGATCACCATCACGCACCACGAGTTCGGTCGCGAGAATTCTCGCAACACCATCATCGTCCGCGCGCTGGACCGCGCCGACGCCATCAAGCGCGCGCGCCGCTGGGCGAACGACGAGTGGGGCCGCTCGCGCTCGTGCGAGATGCTGCCGCGCCGCTTCAGCGCGCGTCGTCTTTCGGCGGAGGGCTGATCGATGAACTACATCGCCCGCCTGACTTCTGAGCTGGGTGACGCTCGCGCGCAGCTCGACGCTGCGCGCGCCGAGCTGAACGACCTGCTCGTTTACCTCGGCAGCAGCAAGTTCACCTCCGCCCCCGACGCGGACCACGTCCACGTCCGCACAGACCTCATGCCGAAGCTCGTCGCGCTTCGGCTCACGCTCTCGCAGTGAAGGAGGAAGCCATGAGACACCCTGTCATCCACCTGAACGGCACGTCGAGGGAGGCGCTGATGGAGCAGTACCTCGACGCGCGCAACGCCGTCGAGGACGCCATCGTCGCGCTCGTCAAGGCCGGACCGAACCCGCGTGACTATCCGGTCGCGGGCACGTTCGGCGAGGCTGCCATCGAGCACTCGGCGCGCGTCAACGCGCTCCGCGTGGTCTCGAAGCAGTTGTACTTGATCATCGAGGCGCTCGACGCGAGGGCCGGGCTATGAAGTCGGAGCTTCCGCTGTTCGACGCGCTGGCGTCGCGAGACGCGAGGGATCGCGGCATAGAGCGCGTCTCCATCGCCGCCGACCAGTTCATGGACGAGGCGATCAAGAGCGTGCGCGAGCTGCGTCGCCGCCTCGACGGCGTCTTCCTCGCCGAGGACATCCGGCGCGAGCTGATCGACATGGGGATCAAGCCGCACAGCCCGCACGCATGGGGCGCGCTCACGCGCACGCTCATCTCGATGCGGCTGATCGAGAGGACCGGCCAGTGGGTGCCGATGCGCGACAAGCGCAGCCACGCACGCTTGACGCCGCAATACCAATGGATCGTTTGGGTCCGTTATGATGGCAGCGAATGGAGGAAGCAACCATGAGCGAAGAGAACAAGACGCCGCTGTACCCGCACCCCGCGTTTCAACATGAGGACGTTGCCGTGCGGCTTGAGAGATTGCTCCGCTGCGACGGAGCAACTTCGCTCGTGCGAGGCACGCGCGAAGTTCCCGCCAAGGATCTGTTCGACGCCTGCCACGAGATCAATTTCCTGCGTGAGAGCCGCACTGCGGCATGGGAGCGCATCGAGATCCTGCGGAAGTTCGTCGCGCGATATCGAGCCATGCTCGTGAAGTGGGATGCGCTGAGGCTGCATGAGTTCGTCGGCAACGCAGATGCGATGAAGGCGTTGAACGAGATCTCGGAAGAGACGCGCGAGTTCCTGCATGGAGACAAGCCATGAGCCGAGATCTACTCGCGCGTCTGCGCCAAGCCGAGGAGTGCAAGCTGCCTGACGACAGCGTGATCTTCTACAGCAGCAGCGACAAGCACGACGCCGCCGCTGAGATCGAGCGCATCGTGTCGCTGGTCACCATCGCGCGTTACATGCTGACGATCTTTGCGACAAAAGGAGAGCCGCCGTCACTTTCAGCTATCAGGACGCTTGATCGAGCAATCGAACCCTACAAGAAGGATGACAAGCCATGACCAACCCGATCCTGAACAAGGTCTCCGCGCTCAACGCGGCGCTCAGTGAGCGCGACGAGCAGATCGAGCGCTTGAAGAAGCGGCACCTCACCGTTATGCGCGATCTTGCGCGCGGTGACTATGAGATCGCCAGCGTCTCCGACAGCGGCGAGGTAATTTGCAAATTTCCTACCGCGCTCTACGAGGACTGCTATTCCGACCATGCGCTCGACGAGCGCTTGATCGACCGGATCATGAGCGACCCTTTGGAGAACCAAGCCCGATCCCTGTACAAGCGGCCCGAGGGATGGGAGGCAAGGCAGCGCACAATCTGGAGATCTCGCTTCGCGCAGATGCGTCGCGTCGGCATCGTCATCTCGGAGGCCAAGCCATGAGCGACAATCAGAAGGACAGGAAAATGCACGATTACGAGACTGTTCTCTCCGATTACGGTACAGCCGAAGCCGATTCCCCGGCTGATCGTATTGTGCTGAGAATGTCGCAAGAGATCGCTGTGCTGCGAAACGCGAACAGAGATCTGCGTGAGAAGCTCGACAAGGGCGGCGGCTCACGACGCGAGCGCATCGCGACTGCGTTCATGGCGGCGCTCCTCCCGCAAAAGGGCTGGGATTATCTCAGCCCCAACCACGCGGCGAAGGATGCCATTCGCTACGCCGACGCACTGATGGGGGAAATCGACAAGGAGGCCAAGCCATGAGCGAGCCATCAACTTGTGTCGGGTGCATCTACGCGGAGTGGGATCGCACGACGAACGGCAGGCTGCATCCAAATGGTGATGGACGCTGCCGGTACTTTAAAGAGAACCCGATGGACCTGCGGCTTCCCGCAGCATTCTTCTGGCCGATTTTGACCCCATTTGTGCCTAACGGTGGGCAGATCAATCGCAGGGAAAAGGATGGCGTGGGCAGATGCGCGTTCAAGGAGTAGGCCAAGCCATGAGGACTACTCTAAACCAGATCCGCGCGCACAGCCCGTGCCAAGACGGCTGGGCAAAGCTGCTGCGCGGCCTGAACAAAACCGCAGCGGACGACGAGCCGCTGTGGATCGATCAGGTTCTCGACCACAACGGTTTCGACGACGCGCTATGGTGCCTGCGCGCCGTCGAAGGCTGCGACCGCGAGATCCGGCTGTTTGCGGTCTGGTGCGCGCGCAGGGTCCAGCATCTGATGACCGATCCTCGGAGCGTCGAGGCTCTCGATGTGGTCGAGCGTCATGCTCGCGGCGATGCAAGCGACGAGGAATTGTCGGCGGCGGCGAGGTCGGCGGCGAGGTCGGCGGCGGCGGCGGCGAGGTCGGCGGCGGCGGCGGCGGCGGAGTGGGCGGCGGCGAGGTCGGCGGCGGCGAAGGCGGCGGAGTGGGCGGCGGCGGCGGCGGATTGGGCGGCGTGGGCGTCGGCGTATGCGGCGCGGGCGGCGGCGGAGGCGGTGGCGGCGGAGGAGGCGGCGTGGTCAGCCCGCAACACCGAGCGCGCAGCGCAGGCCGAGGAACTGCGTCGAATGTGCAGCGAGATGAGGGAGGCCAAGCCATGAGCGACAATCAGAAGGCACATGATATCGCGACGACAGTTGCGTGGATGCGCGCCGAGATCGAGCGCCTCCGCGCCCGCGTGGAGGTGCTGGAGGGAGATGCAACTCGCTATCAATGGTTGAAAGAGCAAAAGAACATGTCGCTCAAAACATGGGAGGTGTCAGGGCTTATTTGCGGCTCAATAGCGTTCGTATCAAGACACTATCTGGCTGCGAATGGAACGCATTACAAGCCTTATGAAACTCTAGACGAGACTATTGACTCAGCGATTAAGGAGGCCAAGCCATGAGCGACGCCAGCAATCCATCTGTTTGCGTCGGCTGCATCTACGCGAAATGGGACCGCTACCCATCAGGTCGTCTCTACAGGCGCAAAAGCGGGCGTTGCACATGGACGCTGGACGATGCGTTGCCAAAAGCATTCGTTTGGATCTCGCCTCCGAAACCAATTGGCGGCTGGATCAACCGCGAGCATCCCGCAGCGCTCAATACAGAATCGCATTGCGATTTCAAAAAAGAGGACAAGCCGTGATCGAAGACCACGAAATCATAGAGAAGCTATCTCGCAAAGTGTGCGAGCTTCACTCCGACAACCAGCGCCTGCGCGCCCGCGTGGAGGTGCTGGAGAGGGTGCGCGCGGCAGCGCAGGCTCTCGACGGATACGGATTTGGGTGGGTGCATTGGGACGAGAAGTTTGAAGCCCTGCGCGCCGCACTCAAGGAGGCCAAGCCATGAGCAAAGACATCGTGGAGCAACTGCGCGAATACGCAGAGGATTGGCAGATCGACCGATCTGTTGTTGATCGCGCCGCCAACGAAATAGAGCGTCTGCGCGCTCTGGTTGAAGCGTCTATTATCCTCGCGCATCCCGGCTCGCTTACTGTCAATTGCGTGCGCGGGTCCGTGTCCTGTCAGGAGGCCAAGCGCCTCCGCTCCCGCGTGGAGGAGTTGGAGGCGGCGCTCAAGCCCTTCGCGGCGCTTCCACTATGGCCGGACGCCGCTGGCGATCTAGCAAGCGAGTTCATCGAGAGCGAGACCGATCTTTCTCCAGTTGCGCGCAACGACATCCGCGCAGCCCGCGCCGCGCTCAAGGAGGCCAAGCCATGAGCGAGCGCTTCATCATCACCTGCATCGTCGTGAGCTACGTCGTGCTCTGGGCGATCACCGTATGGATGAGCACAGGAGGAAGGTCGTGAGCAACAACAAGATGTTCGTGCCGGGGGCTGCGCTTGATGGCCTGCGCCTCGCGCTGGAAGCCGAGGACAAGAAGCTGCGCGCGGAGATCGAGAACCTCCGCGACCGCCTATACCTCGCCAGCATCAAGGTCGCCGACGCGCTCGCAGAGGCGAGCAAGTTGCGCGCCCACTTCGCGGAGCTGGAGCGCGAGCGCAACAGCAGCGAGATGAACGCGGAAGATCTCGCGCGCGTTGCTTTCACTCGTCTCTACATGTACTCTCCGCGCGAGGAGGAAGATGAGATGGACAAGACCCGCTTGCAGTTCCTGATGCGCGTCATCAACGCGATCATCGGAAGCGGCCACGCGATCACGAGGCCGCTGCTGCATGTTCGCAAGCCCGACCCCAACGAACCAAACGAGTGAGGAGAACAACGATGCGTATGCCTTCCGTTTCCGACTGGCTCGTCGGCATCATGGCCGCGATCATCATCTACGTCATGCTGCTGGTGACGCCATGAGCGCGACCGCGCTGCGCGACCTCGGCCTGCTCCTGTTCGGCGAGCATTGGATCGACCGCATGAGCACCGAGCTGTCGGTGAACGCGCGCACCATCAGGCGATGGGCCTCCGGCTCGCAGGCAATGCCGCGCGGCGTGCTGGAGGACATCGACGAGATGATCGCCGCGCATCTCGGCGACATCGTGCTGATGCGCGGGAAGTTGATCGCGCAGCAGATAGCGCGAGAGGAGACCGGGTCGGCGTCGGTCGATCACTAATCGAAACGCTTGACGCGATGTCCTAGCACCGCGTATAAACAGCCTGCGCCGGGGATTGGCTCCGGCGCGCAACCGGGAGAAGACCCCATGTCCGAGTTCGCCCAGATGAAGCCCGTCGCGATCCGCCGCTACATCGTCGAGCACTACCTCGAAAACGGCGAGGGCGTCGCGATTTCTGCCGTCGCGAAGCACTTCCAGACCAGCCCCGCATTCGTGCGCCGCTGCTGCGACGAAGCGGTGATGCACTTCGACTACATCACGGCCGATGGCTGGAGCGGCAGCCACTATGCCCGGCGTTCGCGCGGCGTCGAGACGGTCGAGCCGTCCAAGCGCGGACTGGTGAAGCTGCTGCGCGAAGCGCGCGGCGCTTGACGCGATGTCCTAGCACCGCGTATAAACAGCTTCGCCGCCGGGCATCGGGCCGGGCGGCTCCAGCAGGGAGAGACCCCATGACGACCAACACCTTCGACACCCGTGAGGCGTGGCTCCAGCGCGGCGCGCAGCTCCTCGCCTCGACCGTGTTCACGGCGGCGGGCATCTCGGTGCCGCCCGTGAAGACGAGCTGCTCGTGGCCCGGCGGCGGCTCGGCCCGCAAGCGGATCGGCGAGTGCTGGTCGCGCTCCGCGAGCGAGGCGGGCATCAACGAGATCTTCATCTCGCCGAACATCGCGGACGCCGTGCAGGCGCTCGACATCCTCGCGCATGAACTTGTCCACGCGAGCGACGACTGCGCCTCGGGCCACGGCGCGGAGTTCACGCGCCGCGCGCGCGCCATCGGGCTGGAGGGCAAGCCGACCGCGACCGTTGCGGGCGCTGCCCTGCGCGCCGAGCTGACGAAGATTGCCGACGCGCTCGGGCCGTATCCGCACGCGAAGCTGAACCTGTCGGCGCGAAAGAAACAGACGACCCGCATGATCAAGGTCGCCTGCGGCGACTGCGAGGGCGTGTTCCGCGCGGCCCGCGCGCATATCGAGCGCGCCGCCAGCCTCTGCTGCCCGTTCTGCGGCGGCGACCACGTCCACGTCGGGTAAGGGGTCCAGAACGCGCTAGGATGGCGCAGGAACGCCGGAAGCCTCGGGGGATGTCCTAGCCCACCCCCGAGGCCTTCCGCCTCTCCTGAGCGATCCTAGAGGGCCGAAAAAAAATCGACGACCCATGTCGATTTCTTTTGACGGGATGCCCTACCATCGTTTAAACACCTCCTTGCCGCCGGGATCGACCCGGCGGCGCAACCGGGAGAGACCCAGATGACCAAGTCCTTCGACACCGCCGCCCAGATCGACAGCCTCCGCCAGCGCCTCGCCTACGCGCTTGAAGCGCTGGCCGAGCTTCGCGCCGCCGAGGAGAGCGTCACGACGATCAAGATGATCGCGGCGCGCTCGCGCGGGAAGCGCCGCGCGAAGGCCGACGACCTGCTCATCGACCTCCGGCGCAGCCTGAGCGCGGCGCAGGATTGCGCCGACGCGCTCCTCGCCTCCGAGGACGCGCTCATCGAGGCCGCGTACCGGCAGGACGCCGCGACGCAGCGCGTTGCCGCTCGCGACGTGCGCGTCGGCGACGAGATCGCCACCGATGGGTGCGTCGGCAAGGTCATCTCGGTCGGCGGCGCGAGCATGACGCGCATCGAGATCCAGATCGGCGAGAACACGCGCCGCATCTACTATCGGGGCGACGCCCCGGTCGTGCGCGTCGTGCGTGTCTGATCGAAAACGCTTGACGGGATGCCCTAGCACCGTCTAAAAGACCACCTGCCGCCTGAACCAGAACCGAAGGGAACCAAGCCATGAACGTCAACGCCAACGACATCGTCATCATCACGAAGTGCGCGCGCGCCAAGGGCCTCGCGCGCAAGTGGGTTCGGTCCCGCGCGATCTACGTCGCGCGGCTCAAGCCGGGGCAGTCCGTTCAGGACGTGGCCCAGATCAGGCAGACCGCCGAGTGGTATCGCGTCGGCGTCGCCGACGCGCGCTACACGGGCGCGCGCAGCTACTACTCGTCGCTGCTCGCGCGCGCCGAGGAGATCGCCGCCCGCTGGCGCGCCGAGAGCGCGGCCTGAACCTGAACCTGAACCAGAACCGAAGGGAGCCAAGCCATGACGACGACGACGACGACGACCTACACCGTGATCGACCCCTCGGACCGCGTCATGGAGCGCGGCCTGAGCCTCGACGAGGCGGCGCGCGCCATCCTGACCTATGACGGGCGCGAGTTCGAGATCCGCCCCGCGCGGGGCGGCTGCTCGGAGCTGTGGGTTCGCAACGCGGCGCGCTCGTGGCCGTGGAACCTGACCTTCATATTCTCGACCGCGCGCGGCGCGAAGGCCCAGCGCGCGATCTACCAGAGCGTCGTCGAGAGCGACTGGCCGGGGCACCCGACCGCGATGCCGGACGAGCGCGCACGCGAGATCTACGACGACGAGGGCTACGCGCGCGAAATCGATGTCGAGGAGGGCTGACCGATGACCGATTACGTCGTGTCGCAGGCCAGCGCCTGCGACCTGCGCCCCGGCGACCGGATCGTCGTCATGCAGCACGGCTTCCTCGTTGAGGTGACCGACATCTTCATCCGGCGCGAGATCGTCGTCCACTACCGCGTCCGCTCCCCCGGCGGCGGCGAGATCACCGGCACGACGATCCTGCCTCGGCGCTCGCGGATCGCCGTCGTGCGCCCGGCCAGCCCCGCCGAGGCAAAGCGCTGGGGCGAGCTGCCGACCGACGATGTCGAGGGCCTGCGACGAGGGATCGAGCGCCATGCGGCGATGCTGCCGCCGACAGCCCTCGCGGCGACCGTGCGAGGTCCTCGCCGGACGCTCACCTGCCGGAGCTGCTCCCCCGGTCAGCCCCGCCGAGGAGGCTCCAAAACGCGCTAGGATGGCTCAGGAACGCCGGAAGGTCGGCAGGATGTCCTAGGTCACGGAGACCCCCTTCCGGCGTTCCTAGGCCATCCTAGGAGGTCGA